TCATTAGGTACTATCACAGACTGAGGTAATCCGTTTATATCTATATAGTCAAACTGTATTGGGGTAGGTTCAGTTGCTGCAACCCTTAAAGTAAATTCACATATACCACTTTCTGTTACAATAGGAAATGACTCAGAGGACTCATACCATACATCAGGAAGTGCATCCTGAGGCTCTGTCTCAAATGCAATAAAATTTGCACCTCTAAACACAACTATCTGAACCTCTAACTTTGTCCATTTCTTTTTTGAACCACGTTGCCCTAAAGAGCTTTGCACTAAAAATCCTTTTTCACCACTTAAGTTGGTCTCTATAGTAGATGATATATTGCCTGCTTCACAAGACCCCAACCCACTTAAGTTAAATGCCGGTCCATCGCAGTTATCTGTAGTAGCCAACGCTTCTAATGCTATATCTATATTCTGCCCTACAAACCAAGACTCAAAGTCAAGGTAATCTGATGTGACAGTAAATGTATGGTCAACAAACCACTCCCTCCGGCTTGTGTTACCCTTACCTTTTCTAAGATTATTTATATATATCCTAACCCGTGTGCCTTCAGGAAGTTCATAGTCATTGTATGTTCCCGGAGTCGTTGGGTCTTCAATGTTTATTGGATAAAATACCGAATTGCAACCCGGACCAAATGTATCAATTACTCCAAAATCTATAATACTATCATCTACATTAGATACAGAAAACTCATTTGCCTTTATCTTCATATACACTCCCTGTGGGACAGTGGTGTCGGGGATGGTAATAAAATTTTCTTGCTGTGCTTTTTTCTCTAATACCGTAGCAGACACGCATCTTTCTACTGCACCATTTGAGTCTACTTTTACTCTTAGTATGTCACCCTCGTCAATCTTTTGAGAGTTCTGTCCCTCAATTAAAAAGTAGCTATCTGACGTAGCAGGGTCTGTAAAAAAGAAACGTGAGTACACATTAAAGTAATCCTCCTTGTCTGCCTTGATACAAAACTTGTATCGTGTTGCCCACTCAGGTGCTTTCTGCGATGGTAAAATATTAATATTTATACTATTCGCTAATTCTGATTTTGAGCACGGTACATATACAGTATTATCTCTACTAACTAATGCCGTTGTACTTCTCCCATACTCATCCATATATATCATACCCACCTCATAGCTCCTATCGCTATGTAAACTCTCAGGTGCTGCTATTTTCTGATATGTTGCATCAGCAGATAGTATCTCATAGTATTCAAATACATAGTTTGCAACGTCTAAAGGGTCATCAAACCTCATAGCCAATAACTGAAACCCTATGGTAGTAGATGTTGGAGATGAGAATATAGCTATGTCGCCTTGTACTGAAACCGGAGGTGTTATATTATTACCTATATTACTTACAGTTTTGATATATCCATCCAAATCCTGAGGTATAATACAGTTAAAGTCATCAGTAAAAGTTGTTCCATCACAAGATGAAGATACAGGCTCTACTCCATTAAGTGCCGTGTCTCCAATCCTATTCCTAAAGTCTGTACTATTTGCAAGTTCATCAACACTACTAAAATCCTGTGTTAGTACATACTGAAAGCTTATTATAGTATCTGCAGTAGTTGCTACGGGTGTAACAGTTCCTGTAAAGCTGTGGTGTGTAAACTGTAGTGTAATGTCAATTGCTGAGCCTGCCACTAAATTAACCCCCGCAAAGTCAATGTCTACCCTGCAGTTGGGTACATCATAATCAGGAAATCCACTATCAACAAAATAGTTATCCTCTAACAGTGTCTCGATTAAATTTTCAGCACCTATATCTTCTGAAATTAAATTTGCAGTGTAAATTATTTGTGTAGGAAATCCATCTGCAGTTATTAAATCATACTGCTCTAAGTAGTTGCCATAAAACAACCTGTTACCCATAATAGTCTGTGCCTTTGCAAGACGAGGTACGTTGTCATATAGTCTTAATATCTCTGATGATGGCAGTACCGTATATATCTTACTATTACTAAACGTATAGTCATACGAGGTGTTATTTATAAGACCTAACTCTGCCTTATCCAACTTCTCAATTACACGTATAATGCCGTTGGTCATATCCTTCCATAGTAAGTCTATACCTACCACCAATGGACCACCCGACATATAATCTATTCGAACCTGCTGTGCCAAGTTTAGCATACCATCATTTAACCCTGTACCATAGTTATAGTCAAATGGGCTTGGTATAAATGCAGGCTTAGAGAATTGTGATGTGGCTGAATACTCGCCATCAGCATACTCATACCTATACGCAAAGCATATGAACCTGTCCTCAATAAAGTTATTCTCAGTTGTTGTAATCTGTGGTGTTATAGTAGGCGATGTTAATGGTGGCTTCTTTATAACAAGCAGTGCCTCAGCCAAATTGACATCATCTACATTAGCAACAGGATTAGGATAGTCTCTGTCTACGTTAACAAACCTCGGAGGGTTTATGTCGTCAGTAAAGAATAATAACTTCTCGTCTACAAGGTTTACGCCTGTTATAAGATACTGAGGGTTAAAGTTTAGTGTCGTGTTAACACCACCCCCATCGTCAATACTTATAACTATATAGGTTAATATATTTGTTTGTACATTAAGAGATACTATAAGGTCTAACTTTCCTGTTGGACTTGGTGTAAAGTTTGAGTCGTGAATGAACCAATACAACGTCTCGTTACCCCCGTCCTCATACGCACCAATACACCTTGCATTGGCACTCAATGCATCTCCATTATACTGCAGCTCAGTTAGTTGTGTGTTGCCCTTACTGTTCTCCACAGAACCAATCTCAGAGTCTTCAGTAGAACCTAAGCGTACATTTAAGGCATCAACATACTGACCATTGGGTAAAAGTCTCTCATCGATACTTTTATTCATTACCCCCTTTATAAAATTTCTTTGCGTGTTAGCCATATTATTTTAGCCATTTATTTTGTCCTCTAAGATTCATTAATAATCTACCGGGATGTATATTACTTATTCTAATCTTTGCATTTCTTAAAAGAGAACTCTTTCTTTTTCTTGCTCTTGCAATCACATACTCCTGTACGTTTAGCTTTGAGCTTAGTATAGCGTACTCAATGTAAGCGTATATATAATCTTCAAACATCTTGTTCACACTAACCTCTGTATTGTCACCGTTCTCCATTCCATCGGATACGTACTCAAGCACAATACTCTCGTTAGCCATATCAGAACTAAAGTTTATAACGCCACCCTTCTTGTTTATACTGAACGTAGGATTTGCGTTAGCAGTCTCTGTATTTAAACCAAACCGAGCTCCTATCGCATAATCAAAATACCACATCCCATCACAACAGTAACCTTCGTATCCGTTAAATGGACTGTTAGCATTCAAGTATATAGACTTCTTGCCGCCTGTAATCCTATCCATATCTAAGTTAGAATGCTCAGGGCTTAAGGCGTTACCGTTCTCATCAAATAGAATCCTACAGTTATTGTCTTGTAGATACGCATCACTCCAATTAGTCTGAATGTTTTCAGTTAAAGGATATAACAATCCATTCTTATACATAGACACCCTTACCCAATTCACATAGTCAGGAGGTAATACGTATCGTAAGGTATTACATACCGTTAGCTGTAATATTTTTATTTCTTTAAACGCATCATAGTTAAGCTCTTGTATACCACGCTTAGCGTGAAACAAAACCTTAAACCTCTCCTCATTATTTATCAATGAGTGATTACCTGCGTACATCAACATAAAGTTGTTTACTATATCATACAACGAGACATACTGATAAGAGCCCCAATTTGCATCTTCAGGAGTGTTACCATTATTTTCGTAATATTCATACTGTGAGATATAAGCCATAGTTTATTATTTTTCGTCTTGGTCTTCTTTTTGTTCTAATCCTTGTCCAAACTGAACTGCTGCCACCTCTCTGATTGACATCCCTGCGTACTGTAGTATCTTTAATACTAACGTAGGCTCGTCAGATATACTCAACTCAAAGTCTTGAAAGTCAGATTGTGATTGGTCAAATGAAGGCTCTCCTCCAATTAACTCAACGTATGTCCACTTAGGGTCGTTAGGGTACCTAATGTATTGACATTGAACCGCACCTATAGTATTTATACTTGGTGGGAACAATGAAAGGTTAGGCTCCTGTTGTGTGTATGCAGGGAACATTGTTGACGGTGCAGTTAGTAAGGAGTTGTTTAACATAGTTATCTTGCTATGCGTAACCTTCTCTGCTTCGTTTACTACACTATCATCGTACACCACATACCCCTCAGGGAAGTTTTGAAATATATCTGCAGGATTGCCATTACCATCCGTTAATACAAGGGTATCTGTCCCTGTTAACGACTGAACAAATGCTGTCTGATTCGTTGTGGTATTACCTACAATATCACCTACATTAACACCTGCTGATACAAAGTTAATTGTGTTGTCTACTAAGTCACCTACCTGTACTGATGTATTGCTTCCACTTGCTAATAGTCGTGTGTATACTAATACCTTGTTTAATAGATAGTAGTCATCGTTTGTTGTCGTTTGACTTGGTGTAAAAAATTTATTAGATATGTTGTGTAATAAAAAATTGTCTACTGAGAATATATTTATTACCTCCTCATATCCTTTTGTTATATCTGCATAGCCTGTCCCTGAGGCTCTTGCATTCTCTTTGTTTATCTGATAGTTATACTGATAAAAATAATCTTCAAAAATATCTAACTGTGCCTGCTTAGCGAATAGGTTAAAGTCAGATGGAGAAATGTATCCGTAATTATTTTTATTTAGTATAGACAATACTGTGTTCCTAACCGAGTTTATCATCTGTAAATACTTTCATACAAAGATACACAAAAAAAAAGACCCCTTCATTTGAAGAGGTCTCATTGATATTGATTAAATATAACCTATGGAGTTATGTCCACTATAGTTACATTTGCAGGGTTAGGGGCAGGCGTCTGAAATGGGTCTATTGCAGGTACAGGAAAACAGTCAGCATTATTTAGAATGGCATTATCCCCAATTGCAACTGTAATAGAATTTTCAAGCCCTCCTGTATAGTAAATAATATTTACAGGATTAGCAGCAGCAGGACTAACAGTTATTTGATACTCACAGCTCGGGTCTCCCGGACCTGCGTCTCCACCACCTTCTTCAGCACTAACAGAGTCGATAGTAGTACCGAAAGGTATGCTAACAACAGATACCGCCTGTGTCCAAGGAGATTGAAATGCCTCTACCTGTGCACTATTAATGCTGTCAATAAGAGATTGAGACATATTTGTGCCCGCAAAAAAAACAGTAATTGTCCCGTTGGTAATAGCTAAAGCCTCAGGGCTACTAATATTCATAAAGCACCCGTCAACAATAGGGAATAATACCGTGCCGTTATTTGTAGTTTCGAATGATAAAAATTTACTCATAATAAAAAAAGTTTAAGTATTAATAAAAGACAAAGATACACAAAAAAAAGAGGGGTCGTTAAACCCCTCCTCATCCATTATAACCTTATGTCTATAATTGTTTCT